GCGTTCTGCTAGCAGGTAGTCTGCTACATCGCGGTGGTTATCCAATCGTGAAACGATTGTTGCGGTACGGTAAGGGTTTGCGGTTTCACTTACTAGCGGGTTAGCAGCTAGCTTAGTGATGTCCTTTTCCTTAACGGCATCATCGACAAGTACAGTAAGACCAGTCTTAGTACGTTGAGCATCTGGCAATACAGAGTCTGCAACAACTGTTTCGATTTCATCACGAAACCTATCCATGTCATCTGTTGTTGTAATACGCTTTGGTCCTACAACTTTACGACCTGCAGCACGAACGGTAGCTCCAGCACCTTTGGTTCCTAGAGCAGCCAATACTAAATCAGTTGACCCTGATGCAATAACGCCAATCCATTCATCTCTGAATGCTTTTTCGCGTTGCTTATCATTAAAGATGTCAAAGTCTTTATCAAGAAACGTAGGATTAGTTGCATCACCAAGTACTGGTGACGCAATCTTGCCAACACCGCCAGCTAAAGCCTGACCCATAGAAATCTTTTCGGATTGCTTTTTAGCAAAACGGAAAGATTCAACAATGTTTCCTTTGCCAGCAGCCATAGCTTGTGGCGTAAGTAGTGCAGTAGATACACCTTGTGTAAGTGGCTGTACGACTCGCTTGCCGATTGTTTCAAGAAGACCCATTGCTGGGTTGACAAAATATCTTCCAAGCACTGGTACATTACCTGCGGTTTCAATTGCACCCGCAACTTTAGGTAGGACTGCAGCTTCTACCTGACCTACTTTAGTTTTATCTGTTTGCTTCTTGAACTCATCTACCTTAGATGTTTTAACCTTAGAAGGTTGCTTGCTAATCTGTGGGTCATTCCACCATTCCGTCATTGACACCTGGTGTGACCTCCTTCTGAACAGTCAATTCTTCTAATAAAGCAAGTCGGTCATCATCGTTTGGAAACTCCATACGTGCTATATCCCAAGCAATTGGAGCCATGTCAAAGCCAAGGTACTCAAGGTTCTCTTCGAACTTCTTGAGTGCTCTCATTCGGTTTGACTCCTTAGATATTTAACAAACGCTTTCATTGTTCCACTAGATTGTGGTGAGTCCGCAAAGCGAACCATCAACGGCATGTATTGAGCCATCTTAGATAAATCTTCCAACGTAACATCTGCTGGCTTTTTCATTCCAAGAATTGAGCTACCTGGTCCTGGACCAGAGTCAACTCCTGCAGTAACAGGTTCGTTTGGTCTACGTGTTGGCGCAGTTAGCGGAACGATGTCCGCCATTGGATTACGTTGTGGTTTAGACTTTGCCATTGGTGCGCCTGCTTGTTCTGCTTGGAATTGCTTTTGCTCACCATAAGCAGCATTAGGTAACTTCATAGCACCCTGTCTGTCAGTTCGCTTAGCGAACTTACCAGGACCCGAAGGTTGCATCATTGACATTGTTTGACCTATTTCTTCTTAACGTTAACCTTTGTTCCAGACCAAATCGCTGCACCCTTTTTGTACTTAGGGTCGTTCATTAGCTTTGGATTTAATGCGCGGATTTCTGAAAGTGAAAGTCCTGCGTTCTTAGCAATACCTGACAAGGTATCGCCCTTCTTTACTTCATAGCGTGTGGTTGAACCACCTGCGCCTGTTGAAGTCTTAGGTGCTGCGTTGCCAGTTGGACGTGTCTTAGAACCAGCCTTATATGCTGCAGTTCCTGGTACTAGGCTTTCTCCACCTTTACCATAACGAAGACCCTTATTGGCTTTAGCTGTTGCAGCTTCCTTCTTTTTAATCTTTGCGTTAAGTTCGTCCATACGTTCACGACGAGTCTTTCCAACAAGACCCATGGTTGCAAGATTAGCAAGGTTACTTGCCTGTGTTACTGCACCTTCTTTAGCTGACATTGGCTTATCACCAAGCTTTGCCTTAAGACGGTTAATCTCATTAAGGTCTTTAAATGTAGAACCTTTAACCGTTGAAGCAACTTCTGTGCCAAGTACAGCTAGTGGGAACTTCTTAGCAATAAACTTAGACGCACGTACAGTACGTGAACCCTTCTTAGGAGCTACAACCTTCTTAGGCTCTGGCTTTGCAGTAACTCTAGCTTTTTCTGCTTGAGGTGTTTGTGTTTTACCTTTAGCTGAATTAGCCTTTGCTTTGTTTTCTGCTGCAAGACGTGCCTTTGTCTTTTCAAGATACGCATCTTCCTTCGCACGAAGTGATGCATCTGTAGGACGCACTGGTGTCTTACCTTGTGGTGAAGGTTTGACGTTAGTTGGTGTTGTCTTTGTTGGTTCCTTTGGCATTCTTGCTGGAGCTTCAGCGGTAGGGTTAACTATATTATTTTTTGGCTTATAGTTAATGTTACGTGCTGCGCGAGCAGAAGCTTTAACCTTTTCTTTTGCCGTTAATGGCTTTTTATTTTCTGTAACTGATGTAGGTTTTTGAGCACCTGGTCGAGTTGACTTCCAGTTCTTGCGTTCTTCTGGAGTCATGTTCTTCCATGCTGCCTTGTTTGCAGCAGAACGTGCAGCTCTTCCAGCAGACTTAGCAGCTTTACCTGCAGTCTTTACTGTCTTAGCAGCAGCAACAGTTTTACCTGCTACCTTTGCAACGTTCTTAATGTCAACGCCTGGTTTTGCAACAGAAGGTTTCTTAACTGCTGCTTTCTTTTTAGCAGGTGCCTTCTTCTTGTTTGACATGATTTCTTCAGCACGAGCCTTAGATACAACCTTGCCATCTTCTACAAGAGATTGACCATTTCCTGCTGAAGTTGCTTTAGCTGCTCTAGATACTTCTGATTCAGCAGGTGAAGCTTTCTTTCCGCCGTATTCGCCGAACTCTTCACGCATTGCCTCTCGGAATCTTGCACGTGATGCAGCTTGCTGCATGTTGTATTCAGACTTGCTTAGGTATGCGTTTTTACCAAGTTCAGATTTAGCTGTGCTTCTTACTTCATCAGCAATTTGCTTATCTTCTAAACTAATCTTTAGCTTAGGGTCACGTTTTGCTGCCTGCTTCTTACCAGGAAATGCTGCCTTAGCAGCAGGTTTGGCAGCCTGCTTTGCCTGCCGATACTTTCGTGTGCTTGCCTTTTTGGCTGCCATGGTTATCCTTACTTAAGCTTGTTGTTGTTGCCCTTAATAGTCTTAGGTGCCTTTGGCTTATCAACCTGACCTAGACCAACACCCTTACCACCAGACTTCTTGCCTGCGTGTCCTGGGTGTACTGGAGCCTTTGCCATCTTTCCTTGCTTTCCAAACATTTATTTCTCCTTGTTATGCTGGTATTTGACGAGTTACTCTTGCTGCTAGGTTTGGATTTCCTCCACCAGTTAGACCTGCAAGAAGTTCTTGCATTGCTGGTCGTTCTTGTGGGAAGTTAGGCATTTCGCCACCCATACCCTGTTCAGGAGCTGCTCCCATTTGAGGAGCTCCTGGCATCTGAGGTTGTTTTGGTGCTGGTTCTGGCTTGAACGCTTTAGCAACGGCATCCTCTAGAGGAGTACCCTTCTTACGTTCGTCAATAACTGCAGCCATCTTTTCAACAATCTTCATTGGGTCTTGACCTTGCATTACCATTTGTGGAATTGCAGCAGCCATAGATGCAACTGATTGCTTTAGCGAATCACGCATCTCTTCAATATCAATTGCTCGCTCTTCTTCTCCAGCATTGAGCGAAATCGGTAGATTGCGACGTAGCATTCCTCGTGAGATTAGCTTGTCGCCACGTGCTTGTAGACCCCATACGAGTGCTCGGTTAGGGTCTAGACCTGCCATTAGTCCGTATTCAACTGTAACTCCATAGTTACCGTTGATGTCAACTGATGGCTTGTATTTTAACTTGTAAGGAACTCCGTTTGCTGTAGCAGATACTTCACGTGTAACTTCCTTGAAGTAAATCTCATCGGTAGCCAAAGCGATTGAAATAGCTTGACCAATTGCCTCACCAAGTACTGATTGAATAACTTTAATTTGTGAGTCGAATCCAGCCATAAGTGCCTTGACACCTTGACCTGTAACGACTGAACCTTCTGCTTGTCCTGCACGTGCTTGTGGGAATCGTGTTCCCAACTTCATTTCATCGGCTAGAACATTATTTTCAGCAAAAGCGAATTGAGGTACGTCCAGATTAACACGACGAATTTTCTCAGGGGAGTTAGAACGAATGACTGCATCAGGACCAACGGAAAGCTGAGTAACATCAGTAGGCAAAGCAAGAGGAGCTTCAACAGATTTTTGGACAGCTTCCATAGTAAGGAGAGCAAGACGAGCTTTCGCTGCGTAAACAGGTAGTACATCATCGAACGAGCCTCGTACTTCTCCGTCAAGAGAAGGACGTTGAGCAATCGCAACTGGGACACGACCAAGTTTGTTCGGCGTCTGTGCAAGAACAATTCCTCCTCGTTCTGGAATGAACATGATTGATTGTTTCTTATCAGTCCATCGTACAATTTCAAGAAGCTGGTTTGTGTCTCCACGAGAGAACGCACCTGTTTGTAGAATTTGGTCAGCATACTCAGGGAACTGAGCTGCTAAATCTCCCGCCTTACGATAGTAAGAGCGAGCATAGACTTGGACTTCGCCAAATCGGTCAACGTCATAGTACGCACCCATGGAGTTCTCAACATGGATATGCGGACGACGTTCTTTAAAGTTAGGTTCCACACGGAATACAACGAATCCGTATGTACCCAACTGGTCTGCGCCACGCAGTAGTTCCGTACCAAGTCGTGATGAAGCTACATAGTAATTACAAATCTTTGTACGCTTGTCAGCCTTAGTACGCTGGGAGTCATCGAGAGATGAATCTCCAGCAGCAGTAATGGTAGGTAGAACACCAGCTTGCTCAGATACATCACGAGCTACAACATCGATGAGGTTAGCAATGATAGGACGTGACCATGTTCCTTCTGGGAACAAACCACGAAATACCTGGTCTGCATTGCCAGCACGAACTAAAGCTACCTCGCGCATGCGCTTATCGCGCTCGGCGTTTCTAGCTTTTAATTGCTCAAAAGCTTGTACGAATTCTTTCATGAAGTCACAATCTCGCTATTCGCTGCGCTGCAGCTAAGTCATCTAAGTTGACGATGTACCTTGATTCAACTTCTCCACGAGGTGTGAATTCGTTTTTAATGAAGTTTGGTACATTGGCTGAAGTAAGTAGAACATCACGGGCTACGATTTCACAGAACCATAACGCCATCACGGCGTCCATCTTCAATCGCTTGCCCTGTACTCCTGGCTGCCAGGTTACAAGTTGTTCTATTAACTTTTTAATATGTTCATTTCTTGAAGAGTCAGGCAACTCAATGATGTTATCGCCTGCATGTTTCAAGTTGTTGTTGTTACCGTCTCGCTTAATGACGGTACCGAACAGTGGTGCCAGAGAGGCTACGCCGAACTCTGGGTCTTGCTTGTTATTACCTGTGTAGTGTGGTCGGTAATTAATACCACGTGTGGCAAGGAAGTTTCTAATTTCCTCATCCTGTGTCAAGAAAAGCTGAAAGGCGTTTGACTCAACGATAACGGTATGCGGTTTGTACGCATCCGTCCATTCTTTAATCAAGGAGCGAATTGCTGCAGGTGTGGGGCTGCTCATGACGTGAACGTCCATGACATAGCGCTTGTGTGTTCTGCGGTCAACTGCGTAAGCTACAGCTGCGGTGTCGCCAGACATCGCTGGGTCAATACCGATAATGCGATAGAAGTTCTGTGCATTATCAGGATGTCCCGCTGCGCCTGCAATAAGCGCACCCGATTTTCTCATTCCGTTGACTGCGCCTCTGACGCATATCGGGTCGAAGATTGCATTCTCCGCGATATCGAGGTTTTGGTAAACCAAAGACCATTTGGATGGTCCTGCCTCGTTGCGAACCGCCGTTAAGCGTTCGCCTGTCCATCGGTCAAAATAACCATTCTCATCTGGCGTATCATCGTCAGTAAGTGGTTGCTCTGATTTAGCCCAAAGGGTTTTCCAATCCTTTGGATTGTCAGCGTACTCAAGTACTGCTGGCATGGACAAATATGACCACGGAAGTATTCCATCCGTGTAATGCTGTGGGTTGCGGAGTTCTTTATACAGGTCGACTGCTGATACACGAGTACCAACTACGAGAAGCTGACCGCCTCCTGGTGGCAGACGTGAGGCAACTTCCTGCCTAATCCATTCTTGTTGCTTAGCCCATTCATTGGCGTTCGACAACGTCACCACGTCGTCTAGGACGATTAAGTCTGCACGTGCTCCATAGACTTGACCGCCCATACCGATAGCTTCGACGGTTGGGTCTTTAGCGTCGTTGTCGCGGATATCTCCGCCAAGGTAAATCTTGTTGGCAGACCACTGGTCAGCGGTAGCTTTGTACCCATCGGCTGGACCAAATGCTGCCTGCAAGTCAGCGTAACGCGGATGCGTTAAACGCTGCTTGATAGCGTAAAGAAACTTCTTAGCTTGCTCTTGGGTTTTCGAAATTACGATAACCGAGATGTTAGGATTCTTGACGATACGGTAGGTCACGTAGTTAATCGTGATGGTCATGGTCTTGGCGTGGTTTGGTGGCACGTTTACCAACAAACGAGACAGACCAGCAGAGCCTTTTTCGTAGGTCATTGCTGGGTGAATCCAGCGGGGCTCTCTGCCCTCTAGCATATCGACCACGTTAAGCATGTGGTCCCAGACTTTTGCACCAAGATACTTCTCGGAGAATTCGGCAAAGTCAGATAGACCAGACCGAGCATCTTCTGCGAGGTCTGCTGTTCTAAACCGAGCATTGTCTATAAAGGCGGCGAAGCCTTGAGCTTCGCGCCGTTGTGTGTCATACCAAGAACGACTTCTACCGACAACCTTTAGGGCATCGGCGATGGTGCGCCCTTGGCGTACCAAGTCGATGAGTTCTTTACGAGCCTCTTCGGGGGTCAGATTTCTTTCCAAGTCTACTCCAGTATCTGTAGGGGTCTACAGGGGTCTAGACAGAGGTATCCCCACATAAGCTTATTTACCAATAAAGGCAGTCGTTAAGACTGCCGTTTACGGCTCAGTGGAACTTCGCCGTTACACTTATATAGGGGGCTAGAGGATGGGCGTGTCTCAAGGGGTTTTGGTAATTATTTTTAAAATATATTAAAACCGCAGGTCAGAGCCT